GAAGCTTACGGGGCTGGAGGGAAGAAAGGCTCCATGAAGGGCAAGGCTAAGCCCCTTCGCAAGTTTCGGTTCAACACTGGCAAGCGGGCTTTTAAGTTCAACTCCCGCGGGTATAATTCGCGAGGCTTTCGCCATGTTCGCAGTGAGGCCACCCGCTCTGACAAGGAGCTGGCTCATGGAGAACAGGTTAAACTGGGCAACATCGCCGCCAAGATTAACTCGAACATGGGCTTTCTTAAGCGCAATAAGAACACTCTCCGCTGTTTCGTCGCCCGTGATCGTTACGTGATCTCAACGCGCCATTTCTTCTATGATTTAGACAAGGGAGGCATTATTCCTGATGGAACGCCTTTCGTCGTTGAGATCGACGGGACGGCCACTTCTGAATCCTTCGAGTATGATCGCTTGACCGAGGTCAAGGCCGATGGGAGCGATGCTCTGCTGGACATCTGTAGCTATCGCCTCTCCGATGCTCCCCCTCGTCAGAACATCCTGGGCCACTTCGCCTCTGAGGCGAGCCTCAACGAGAGCCTCGAGTTGGATGATCCCATGCTGCTCACCGCCGCTGGGGATAGCGTCCGTCTCGAGTACGCCTATCGTGAGGATTCGCCCGTTGAATGGAAGATGTTTAACGATGAGGCCGCGCCCTTGATCACCGACAGCTTCTGGGCCTACGACCACCATGGAGCCGGAACTTGTGGCTCTCTGCTTGTGGATTGCTCCCGGGACAAGGGGCCCATCGTTGGCATGCACGTCGGACGCATTGCGGTTGAAGGCGCACCCTGCGGAATGGCCATCTCTGTAACCCGCGAGCTTCTCGAGGGATTGTGCTCTAGTCCAGACTCGGAGGTCTTCTGTGAGGGTCTCGTAGCTCCATTCGAGATTGACGCAAGAGACCCCCCCGTTCAGCTCGGCAACAAGTTCAACTATTTGGGAGTTCTGAAGAATCAAACCTCTGGACTCCCGGGTAAGACGAAACTTGCCAAGAGCCTCATTTATGACTATGTCGATGCCAAAGTCGCTGCCTCTTATGAGCCAGCGTATCTGGGCGACCCCGCCGATCCCCGTCGGCAGACAAGTCCAGTTACTGTCGCACTTGAGGCACTCGCCAAAGGGGGAAATCCCGTTGGGCTTTTCCCCCATGGTGATGTGGCTCTCGCCATTACTGACATGCACCGTCAGACTGGGGTCAATAACTGGGTGGGCCCCCGCAGGGCTCTCTCCCTGCATGAGGCGCTCAATCCGGGGGACAGTTTCCCTGCCCTCAAGGGGCTGGATATGTCAACCTCCCCAGGGTATGGTCATTTGGAGGACCGGCCCGTTGGAGAGAAAGGCAAGAAATTTTTGTTCACGCAGGATGAAGATGGTCAGTGGAGTATTGCTTCGGGAAAGCTGCTTCGCTTGTATCATGAACTCATCGCCACTGTGCGCGCGGGCAAGACCTACACCCTGGTCGCCATGCTGGCGGCTAAGGACGAATTGCGGGCTGTTAGTCCTGCCGGGGTTGACCCTGCCGGGAATCCTACGGAGGCGACAGTTAAGAACGCTCGGGAGATTGACGTTCTGCCAGTGGAGTATAATATTGCGCTAAAGGTTTACTTTGGCGCCTTCGTCAACTTCTATCATAGCATCCACCGGAACACCTACTCTGGTGTTGGAATGAATATGTATTCCGAGGATTGGGATTTTCTCATCCGACGAATGCTGACTGTTTCCCCCGTGGGCTTTGATGGGGATTATTCTGGTTTTCAGGATTTCCTCACTCAGCAACTGATGGGAGCTTTGCGCGCTCGCTTTGAGCGGTTTTACGCCCAGGGTGAGCTGAACGTCGAGGACGCCTTGATCCGAGAGGGCCTCCTTCGCTCCCTCATCCACCATTATGTGCTTGTGGGTCCCCATGTGGTTGAAAGATTCTTCGGGAACAGCACCGGAAACTGGCTCACGGCTATTCTTAACACCGAGCTCAACGCCCTCCTCACCCGGCTCTGCTGGTTGGGGATCATGCGAGCGAATAAGCCTGAGTACGCAACTCTGGATGCTTTCAACCGCTGGGTCGCAGAGAAGTATTGGGGCGACGACCTCATGCTGGCAGTTAACCCCAGCTTGGGAAATGTCTTTAACGCGCTGAGCGTGCAGAAGTTTTTCCGGGGTTATGGCATTAAGTTCACGCCGGCTTCTAAGGAGGACAAGGCCTCCGAGAAGCTGGTTTCCGTTCTGGAACTCAGCTTTCTCAGCAATACTACCGCACGTGTGGACCACGTCCCACCGTGTCAGTATGCTGCGAAAGTCGACCCGGCTAAGCGGGCGAAATCGCTCTTGTACGTCAACAGTACCCTTCCGGCGGCTGCCGCCATCGTCGACAACGTGAATGATTCCCTCCGCCGGACCTTTTCGTCTGGGCCCGACGCGTTCCATCTTTGGCGTGTTGAGTGTGAAAGCATGTTGCTGAGCGCAGGCGTGAAGGCTCAGCTCATCTCCTACGCCGAGTGTTATGCTCTCTGGAAAACCAGTGGGGTTTGCAACGAGTACGTCGGCAGTGACACCCTGTATGACACGGCTCGACCGCAGATCAAGCGTGTCGCCGCTCGTCACGTGGGAACTCTTTCAAGTCGCGCGAAAGCTTGGCGTGATGGGTGTTCTCGCAGGCGAAAGGACCCCATCACTGTGGACATCGTGAATGAGATGGACAATGGCACAGAGCCGGGACCGGTCACTGCTGAAGAAAGTGACTCTGTCGTGGCCATAGGGGCGGGTTCTGAGGCCGCCCAGCGGCCCAGTGTCCTTCCCCGGCAACGAATTAAGTCCTTTCGGCAGTTATTGAAACGCTTCTCGAAGTTTCTCAACGGCGATGCCCTAAACCTTTCGAGCTTTCTCTCGGTCAGTAAGCCCCTCGCCGCCTACGATACGGCTGGTGTAGTCCAGTCCGGGTGGTTGACTTACTTATCACCCCTCTTCCGTTTCTACAAGGGCTCCATGCGATACAAGTTCGTCGGGGAGTATGACCTCCAAGTGCAGTACATGCCCTACGTGGCTGAAGCCTCCGCCGCGGGCTTTCCTGGTACGCTGATGACCTCCACCGGTCGTCGCACCGGGATGGGCCCGACTGCTGTTGGCCGCGACACCACCGGACTCTTGGAGGTTCAGATCCCTTATTATAACCACCAAAACCAGC